TCATAACAGATTTAGATAACTTGTCGTTTGCTTTCTTGATCTTTTCCAATGTAGGACTCATTTTATCCCTTAACTGGTATAAATATGAAGCAGTAAAAGCCATCTATTCCTTCTCCTTCTGAAGTTTTGCAACAACTGAATCTGTCATGCTGTACTCATGATACGGCATATCACAATAATCATTTATTGTGCCAGATCCTAAAGCTAATACTAATCTTGCACCTTGCTCGATGTAGTCTTCCTTTGACCAATCGAGCTTAAACCGAAAAAACAGTAATACAGGCAAATGATAAAAACCTGATCATTAATGTTCAGATCTCTAAAAAGCGTGTCGGTTAATTTTGTTCCTTTTTCATCTTCAATTTTAGCAAGGCAATTTGTCCTATTTGAACTCCTAGGTCTCGTGAGCAATTCTCTTCCTGCTTTTAATATCTGATCAATGTTTTCTGACATTAAAACAATGTGGCTGATTCCGTCAGCCTCTTTCAAAACCTCTTTGACAACCTCCTCTTCAGATACATTTTCTCTTTTGAAAAAAGGAACCACTTCTTCTCCTACAACATCTTCTTCAACGTCTTTCTTTTTATTGATAACATCATCACCGAAAAAAGCTCTCATTGAAGCTCCGGAACTTTTCTGGATCATTGCCGACAATTTAATACATTCAACTGCCGAATCCTTAACAGGTTCGTGGAGGACAAGCGTTCTAACCTTATCCTCCTTACCTGCGTTTGTGTAATCAATTTCTTCTTCAAGCTTATAGAAAAGCTTTCCTGTTGCCATTTCTGTTCTGATCATTGCACCTACCTCCTAATTATTGAGCACCTTCCATTGGGTCGCCTTGAAATTCAAGTGAAGTTTTGCCGTCACTTCCTACTGCACGTTCGACTGAATTTGCAAGACTCATTCCTGTAAATGTTCTCTTTACAATCTGTGAGCCTATCTTCTCAAGAAAACTTACGCCATTCTCTGCAATAGCCTGTTTAAGCTCTCTGATTTTAGCATCAAGATCATCAGTCGTTGCAACATCAAATTTCACCATACCGATTGCGGTGGTGATATCCTGTCCATGAACTGTTTCAGACTTTCCGGCACCGATTGAAATAGCTTCAACCTTTATTTCTCCCTCTCCTGCATTATAAACAAGAGTGTTAGGGATTATTCCCCAAGTCTCGTTATTTATCCTGACCGCAGGAACTGTCATTCTTTTTTTAGCCATTTTTTTCTCCTAAATTAAAGCTCAAATACCTGAGTAATTGGCAATGTTATTGTTCCTATCTGAGTCACAAGAACTATGCTTGCTGTCATTGTCACAGATCTGTTTGCGGTGTCAATAACAGTCACAAGTGAGTCAGCAACTTTCTGAGTATCCTCACCTGTAGAAACAAGTGCACTCTTTCCAAGGTCAGCATAATATTTCATAAACAGACCTTCAAGAGATTGCTGATTCTGAATATTTCTATCAGGTATAAGGTTCCCTGTTGTCAGTCTGCTCTGTGCAAGATCGTTCTTCATTGAATTGAATATGTACTCTCTACATACTGAGCCTGTATCAATGTAATTAAGATACTTGAAAGTCACATCTGCTGAGCCTTTTGCGTCAGTCTTGTATGGAGTGACAAGCGAGCCGGTTATCATTCCACTTTCAGCATCATTTACATCAATTACAGTAAATCCGATTGTCTGGAGTCCTGTCTTTTCAGTTTCAGTAAACAGTATGTTCGCCTGTGTCAAAGCAACACCTGAAAGAACTGTGTTGAAATAAGGCAAACTTGCAAGCTCCATTCCACCGACCTGATCAAGATTAGTTGCGAATACATAATCTGAAATAGGGGCTTTTGCTGTAAGTCTTAACGCTCTGATTGCCACGAACTCCGCAACTCTCCAGTCAGCAGGTGTCATAATTGCCGAGCCTGACTGTAATACGTTCGCAGTTGGGAAAGTAGCAGGGGCAAGCTTGTTTCCTGCAAATACAATGGCTTTACTGTTCAGATTTGTGAAGTCTGATACAATGTTGCTGTAAGATTCATCATAACCCATAAACGCAACACCATCTTTAATAGCATTTGTTGAGTTAAATCTTGCGTCAATAGCACTTGCAATATATTCCTTTGATCCGTAAAGATGTTTCGGGAATACATACCCTGTATATCTTCTTTCTGGAAGGTCCGCAACGGCATAAGTCGCTGTTCCTGTTCCTCCTGCAAACGCTGTAATCCCAAAAGTAAGACCTGCAACCGCTCCAATCACTTTGATAGAGTAATCGTTTCCAATTATGCCCTCGTCAAGTGCTGTGAATTTCACATCATCTGTGTCAACTTCTGCTGTTACTGGAATATCAGGATACACACTTACAAGAAGTGCATTAACAATAGATGTTGCTACTTCTGCCGGAGTTGCTCCGCTTGCAATACTTACTGAAGCTTTATAGGCTTTATCAACTACCTGAACCTCAATAGTTCCTGCTTCTGTTGCAAGTCCTGTGATCGGAACTTTACCAATTGCCCCAATAGCTCCGTAGCCTTGTTCGATAGCCTGAACATCTGTTCTGACGTATCTGTTTTTGTCCAAAATTTTCTTGATAACTTTTCTGATGGAACTCCTTGCTCCAAAATAAGTATCAAGCTGTGTTTCTGTCAACGTCTGCACGTTTTCTACAATGCTTCCTTTCACCGGACTGTCATCAGCTACAGAACCAACGGCAAGAATGGATCTTCCTGCAATGGCTGAAATAGCTTTACCTGATAGTGTCGCATTAATTGTCGGATTTCCCATCTCTTACCTCCTGTTTTTGCGAGTTCCCTTGACGGGTTTTTTATCGCTTGTTTTCTCAACTGGTATTTTCTCAAAAACCTTTGTCTCAATCTTATCAGCCTTGACTCTTTCAACTGGCGTGATGGAGACTATCCCTTTTTCCTCAAATCTAGCTTTCCAGAAGGGGTCTAACGGTACGCCGTCTGAACCTGTGGCAAGCTGAACTTTTCTTCCTTTCAAGTATCCGTTAATTCCTGACACTCTTGTTTCAAACCATTTACTTTTCATCATGACAATATCCTCATACTATTTCTGAGTTTGCTATTACTTTAGTGGTATCTGTACCACCAACAGCAAGGTTAATTATCGCTTCTCTAAGTGCAACCGTTTCAATTGAATTAGATTCCGCTGTTTCTCTGAATGTTATGTCAAAGACAGTCTGGAAACTATACATTCTTGCATAAACAGCCGTATTATAAACGAACACATTACTTCCATTATAAACTGTCTTGTAAACTCTGTCTGAATTTTCTTGAACAGGTCTTATCCCTACTATGGATTTTATTAGTGCATTTCTTATTTCACCACAAGCTTTCTCAACTTCATCAACCGCTCCAACAGAGGTCGTTGCAAGTAAAACAAGCACATCAAAGTTGATCATTATGGATTGTCTTGATTCGTCACCTACGCTAAACTGTGCAACTGCATCTGAATTACTTTGCTGATCTTTAGAAACCTTTTCATCTGGAAACATAACAAAAGCCCAAGACTTCTTTGCGGAATTATCATCTGTGTATATTTGAACCGCTCTTTCAGGATCTCCTGCTCCGCCTACTCTCACACCTTTTATTACTTTTGCATTTCTGCATGAGTCAGCACTTGCAACTGGAAGGTTCGGATAATCTTCTGGAATTTCGTATTCAAACCATAAAGTATCAACAGCAGACACGGTCATTAATCCGTTTGCTCCCATACTTAGAGCTTCCCACACATAACCAAAAGATGTCGGTTCTGTTTCAGACGGTGCAGTTATGTCGATTGTCTTATCACTTCTAACATCAATAATATCAAACTCACCATTCCAATCTGTGTCATCATTGCCGGCAATCTCTATTTGGTTCGCTGTTCCGTCTATATCTGCATCTGGGGTATAAGTGAAGTCATGATTGTTTTTAAACGTTACTGTGGCTGTGGTGTAGTCTATTGCTATACTTTCGATGTCGTTTTTGATTTCAGTATCAATTACCTTGATCGTATCAGCTACAGAGAGTCCATGAGCTGTTGCGGTGTTAACTCTGATTGTTCTTGCATCTATTACAGAGCAACTTGATATTACAGCACTGAGATATTCAGTAAACTCTTCCGTGAAGTTTGGGAGTCCGTTTATCAAATATGTCATTACTTTTTTAATATTCACTTTCTTAATTCCTCATCAACACTTAATTGTAACATCAGTAAAACCGTGTTGAATGTCTGGCTTCCTGCGGTTGAAACATGAGGTCTACCCATTTTTTCTTCAAGAAGTTTTCCGTATGAAACCGTGTCGCCAACCTGCATAAGATCATATCTCCACACTTTATACTGAACACCTTTTCTGAGTCTTCCGCTCTGGTCTGCAGGTGCTTCTCCTGGAGCTGACGACCTATTAGTCAAGCTAGGATATTTAAATCCTGTTTTCGGAGGGTTCTTTATAAGCTGTCTGATTCTATCTCTCACGAGTATTCCTGCCCTTCTGTAGCCTTTGATACAGCCTTTCCTAAAATTGTCAGGTGCGTCTCTTAGGCTGTCGTCAACCTCTCTTGATGATACACTGACACTAAGAACACTCATACTTTTGCCTCTGCTTCTGCTTTACTTCCTCTATAACTGCACATCAATGCTATAAATCTGTTATCTTCCGCATCGTTATAAAAGGATTCCATTTTATAGTAAGTATCTCTGAAAATTATATAAGTCGAACTACTATCAACTGTGCTGAGTCTTGTGCTATAATTGAAAAAGAATATGTGAGTTACCTTATCATCAATACCTTTTAAGAATTGTCTGGAAACTGGATTTAATGTTTCTATTCCACACATGAAATCTGCTATTTTAGTAAACTCAATTGTGGTAGCTTTGGCTGTTCCAAATCCTGAAGATGCTATTGACCGTGTAGTTACTTCAACCTGTTTGTTAAGGTCTTTTGGACATAGACCCTTTTTGATTACTTTTCTAAGTGTTACACAGCTCATATTATCCTCGACTCGTCTCTATATGGTTTCAGGTAATCCATAGCAAGTTTCGTGAGTATATTGCTACTTGCACAAAGTCCAGTCACCATCGAAACAACTGAATCTATGATCGCATCTTTAATATCATCCGGAACATCACTTGCGACTGCCCAACCTGCATAAACTAAAATCCTAACTGAATCTACTGTGAAATATTCAACATCAGGATAGATAAAGCTATCAACAGGGAACACGTTCGCAACAGTATCATACTTTTGCATCTGAAGTGATTCTGTTCCAAGCTCTTGAGTCACGCCATTACAATCTTCGTATTCAACCTTTACAAAAGAAACCTCTGGGAACTTTGTCACTTCCATCACTGGAGGAAATTCGTCATAGTAACCACAAAACTCTTTTTTAAAGATCGACATTCCTGTGTGCTGTTCGATTCTTCTCTGCACTGACTTGATGTTCCTTTCAATAACATCATCAAGTAATGAGTCACTTGCGTCCATTCTAGCCGAAGCCTTTACTTCTGCGACACTCACAGCTAGTTCCTCTGTGGCTATCGTTCGTGTAACTTCCCACCGTTTCGGACGCAAGTATATTCTCATTTCAACCTCTTATTTTCTCTTTCTGCTTGCCCTTTTTTTAGGCTTTGCAGTGGTTTTAACAGGTTCTTTTTCTCCCTGATTCACAACAGGGTCAACAACAGGTTCTTTGGGAGCAGGTTCTTTCGGTTCCACTTTCTTTTCAGCAGGTCTGACTATCTCGGCAACTCTTTTCTTTTCTACAAGAAAAAGTACCTGTGCAAAGTTAGCATCAAACTCCTGATCTTTCTTGAAAGCGTTACCACCCTTCTTGCTATATCTGATGTTTTCAATCTCGCACTCAAAATCTTTAAGCATCTTTATTAACATAGCTTATCTCCTAGGTAAGTGGTCTCACATTCTCTTTTACAATAGCACTGGCTTCAAAAAGAAGCTCATCGTTTGATATCGACACGAGATTTGTGGTGGTTGTTTTTACTCTGATGTATCTCTTTGTTCCAACTGCTCCAATCTTAACCAGAGAAGATCCAACCGTAAGACCTACATCGCCCTGCTGTTTTTCGGACTCATCTGAGTCAATGTCCGTGAAAGCAACGTCATCATCACTTTCCTGAAGTTTGAAAGCAACAGCATCGTACTCAACAGCATCATACTCAACAGGTACGCCAGTTGATATGTCAAGCAATCTTCCAAAGACTC